CTTCTGTTCTCCAAAATTCATTTAACCAAGAAAAATCTCTAACATTAATATAATTCCAGTCCGTACAATTAGTCATATAACAACCTTGTCTTGCTCCTAGAATTGCCCATAATCCATTAGTAACATCAGCACCTACGTTTAACCATGCCAATAATCTATGATAATTTTTTTTATGTAATCTCTGAGTAAACGGTTTATCAAAAGAAGGTTTTACGCCATCGTACAGACTCATTTTAACACCTTCTCTAAATCCTGCTCTCCATGCTTGCCAAGGAGTGGCATTGTTGTATACCAGACTCATGCACTCGTCTAAGGTTATATAATTTATATCCCAACAAAAATCTACTTGACTTTGCGGACTATCTGCATTTTCATGTGTTTTCATGTTTAAAACAAATTCTCTTGGCCAACACTTAATTCCACCATTACCATATTTTAAACCGTTAATGACATTTAGCCCGCACCAGGAAATTACACTTCTATTATACAGCTCTTCTGATTCGACTTCTACAGTCTGTTCAAAAAATTTTGGATCAACAATATTGTCAGCATCGACTATAATCACTCTTTCTGTTTCTGCTAATTTAGCACAGGCTTTATGAGCAGAGTCAGACCCTTCGACACCATGCACTCGTTTAGCCCACGGACATTTAGTTAATAAATCTGCATAATTTTTTTCAGCATTAGGCTCATCGTAACTTAAAAAAACAACATCATGTTCTATTATTTTAAATTGTTTAGTCATACATTTATTCCTATTGTTTTAAAATGTTGTTTACTCTTAATCAGCAGATTTTCAAAAGATTCTTCAATTTTATTTTCAAAAGAAAATTCTACTGGGCCATTTATTAGTTCTTTTATTTTAATCTTAAAAGTTCTAATTAAAAAATTATGCTGATTTTGCTTTACCAAATAAAATTCTATAGTGTTACCATACAATGCTTCGTCTATTTGATTACCTATATCTGCGTCTAAAAGAAAAATCCAAGAAAAGGTTTTTAAATTATATTGAATTATTAAATCAGTTTTAAAATTGTTCACAGAAATATCAACTAAATCATTATAACTATAAGACCCACTTGTATTAACTTTTTCTTCTATAGTAAAATTGTTAAATCCATGATTTTTTACATAGTGCCCTGGATAACTTTTATAACCTAAATAAAAATCTCTTACTTTTGATTTTTCTGTAATAAAAAAATTACCAGTTTCAGGTTTAACAGAAGTGATTAATAACAGATTCATGTCGTCGTCATATACAACATATAAAGGATTTTTCATGATTCAAGATTTTCTAAAATATTATCAGTTAAAAACTCGTCTTCAGTGTAATGAAATAATCCAGTTTGTAAATTATTTGAAAGATATAAATTACATCTTTTAGTAAAGTTTATTGCTAAACATGAATTCCAAGATGCAGGTATTATTGCCCAATTCTGTAGCTCTTTTTTCATATGAACAAAAGTTATAATGTTATTTTTTTTGGTAAAATCTGTTTCTGCATCTAAAATTTTTGTAGCTATTGCTGCACTAAGATCCATACTGCAAAAATCTTGAGTATGATTTGGAACAAATTTATCATAAAATCTTTTATAATCTCTAACAATTATTTCTAACCATTTATAAAACTCATAGGCTTTAGTTGTTTTTTTAAAGTAATGAAATCCAAAATATACATTTGGTAAGCAATTTTCTATGAACGATTTACGTAATATATTATCCTTAATGACATTATTTCGATAATCTAACACATTAGAAGTTAAAAATATATCATGATTTTGTAATAACTGCCACCATTGATCGTTAGTTTCTAATAACAGCATATCTGAATCATATACCATAGTTTCGTCAAAAGGAGAAGCATAAATTAATTTCCAACGATTTTCAATTTTCCATTGCGAATCTTTTGCGTTATCTTCCCAAGGTATGTTGATGATATAATCAAATGCATGTTTATATTTTTCTGGAACTGGATCATTTGTTACTAATGCTACATTATTAATAAGATTATATTTTTTAATAGTTAATGCAAGAGCATATGCCTGTCTAACATAATCAATGTCAGAATTTTGTGCAAAAATTAAATGACCTCGATTCATGATATTCTATCAATAAGACTAATTTTGTTCATTACATGGACATCTACATTTTTAATCGATGTTGGTATATACTGGGCGCCGGCATTTTCTTTTTCAACTAAAAATGTACAAGAATTATCAGTTATACTGTGTAAATAATCTTTGTCCAATGTATAATAAATTTTTGATGGGATTATATCATCAAAGTTATTCGAAAGAAATCCTGAAATAATATGTATAGCTATACTAAATGCAAAATCGTTTCTAAATTTTGAGTCAGGAATCTGATAAAGAGATCTATAATAATTCCAGTTATTTTTAATTTGATGAACTAATTGAAACAATATTCTATTTTTTTCGGTTTTCTTAAAGATTAGAACAGTTGCCCAATAAAAAGGAATAGAATAATCTGAGACATATGTAAATTCTTTGGTATCTCTCCAAAACGATAAATCACAACTATCTTTAAAAATTAAAAAATCTTTATCTATATCTAAACATTTTAACAAAAAATCAGAATTAATTATATAATCCACGTCTAATACTATAGTGTGCTCATAAGGAGATAAATCGTAAGCTAACGCCCTGTTTGAATTCTTCCAAATATAATTGTATGTTTCTGAAGATCCGTTATTAAACAACTTCTTTTGAACAGTTAAGTCTTCACTTTCAATGATATTATCAAATAACTCAGGGCATGAAATATCTTTTTTAGAGTTTGTAACTATTGTCACAGGCAATTTTAAGTGCATTTTTGCTCTTTTAGCACAAAAGGTTGCCAAAGAAATATAATCAATATCCGATTGAAAAGCAAATAATAAAATACCTCGATTCATAAATTTAATATGCTTTCAATTTTTCTATTAATTTGCAAATTTTTGTAATCTGTTAAAAACTTATTTGATGCTTGTGTATATTGATGCAATATATTTTCTAAAAATATAACAACATTATCTATGAATATTGGTAAATTATTTTGATCAATAATTACTGCGGTTGTTTGATGCAATATTTTTAAGGATGTGACAAAAGAAATTAAAGTCTGATCAACTTTAAAAGTTCCTCCATTATAAAAATATAATGTAGATGTTTCGAATTCTTCTTTAATTACTTTCTTTTGCTGTGATATCACTGACATAAGATTGGCTAAATCGAATGCAGTTTCAAAATCTTTAGTCATAAAAAACCTCCGCACTTATAATTATGCAGAGGTCAATTTTTAAAACTTAATTCTGATTATGAACCAGCAACAAGTATATCGTTTGAAATACCAGCTTGTGCAGACAACGCTAAACTTGGACCGTTAACAGTTACGCCACCTGTTACTGTTGGTCTAAGTATTTCAACATATTGTGTTAGTTTTCCAGTATTTTGTTCATCTACATTTCCACCTGCTAAATCTTGGAATCTAATTAAAAATGTTAGCTGTGTTGGACTTGACGCATTATCAGCATACATTCTAATATCGTAAATATTTGAACTGTATGCGCTAGCAGATTTGGTAAAAATTGTAGTAGCTGTGGTAGGCAAACTACTATTTACATAACTAGATGCTGCTGTATAAAAACTATATTGAGGAGATGAAGTTCCCGAAGTTGCAAAAGATCCTGCTAATTGTTCTACAGAATTATACTTATAAACTACTTTTCCAATACCTGAACCTGGACTAGTTCCGTTTTTAGTAGTAGAGGTTCCAAGTATGTTATCCCATTCTATATCTTTTGTTAGACTAGAAGTTCTATCTGTTTTTGCAGCATAAAATCTAATTTGGCCGCCAGCATTGAAAAAATATCTTGCCTGTAAATTATCAGCAAATTTTACTCTTGCACGATAATATAAAGTTTGATTCCAGTTGGCCGTGTATTGCGCACTAGTAAAAAATAATTCTGGTTGTGCTTGATCAATAATCTCATCTTCTAACGGACTATATCCTAGCAATCTCTGATCAGAAACTATTTGGTTAGCATAATTATCAAAAGCTACTCTAATAGCTTCTGTAATTGTAGTTGTTCTATTTAAAACTGCTGGTGCAAAAGGAGTCTCGTCTCTACCAGTTTGATGCTGCCTTGCTTTGAGCATGTCTGTTCTTAGATTATTCCAAAGAGTAGCACTAATTGCAGTTGCACTAGTAGCTGCTGAACTGACAGGAGTTTGCCCGTAGCCAGTTGATCCGGTTCCTAATACTCCGACAACTTTATTTCTTATATTATTAAAATCTGTTGCTGTAATTGCCATAATGATTCATCCTTACAAAACGACGCATTCTACTAATTTTACACCTTCATCAAGATTAGTTTCTAAAGCTATCGCAAATGTATCAGGAAAACTTCTTGATGTAACTTGTTGACCTCTTAAAATTAAATGTGCAGGCGCCGCTGTACCATTACTTGCTGCCATTAATTTATCACCTTTTTCTACTGGACCTGAGACTTTTACTGGAACTCTGCCTTTTAGTGCAATGTAAACTCCACCTTGTAATCCTTCATTCATTTTAAATGCTGGATTAGCACTTATAGCACCAAATGCTCTATCTCCTATTTGGCAAGCTCTAACTTCTGCTGTGCCTCCTACTGCAACCACAGTGCCAACTTCATATTCTTGATCTGGCAAATATTTTTCTGCTAAGTCAGCAAAAAATGCTGAGGTAGCAGTTCCTTGAAATTCTGTAGCTCTTAAATTACCACTGCCGTCTCTACAAGCAATAGTATCAGGATCTCCTACATCAGGATTACTAACTGCTGCTATTCTGTACACTCCGCTTACTGCTAATGCATCTGATTGTTGGGAAGTTCCGTACAAATAACTAGCATAAATGTTATTATATTGAAATGAACTACTACCAATATTTGAATATAGGGTAGTTCCTGGGAGAATCGAATTACCTAAAAGTATCAAAGGAGTCTGTGTTCCACCAGATGAAGTTTGAAATACGATTCTATCTCCAATTTGATTTTTTACATAAGCATCGCTACCTGTAATGTATACAGCTAAATCGTTACTATCACCTACAGTAAAACCTGCATCAACAAATGTTACAGCATCTAAAAAACTTCCTCCAGTTTTTGTAACATAATTCGAAGCAGTTTGTCCTCCTAATTTTTCTGAGTTCGATGCTGTTCCCCAATATCTATGGCTGCTACTAGTAGCTCCTGTACTTCCTGTATTAATCAAAGTTAATCCAGCTTTAATAACTGTGAATCCTAAAATTGGGTTTACTGCTCCATTTAATGTAAATTCTTCTGTAGCAATTATATAAACAACTTCTTCATCTACAATAGCTTCAATAATAGCATGAGCAACATCAGTATCATCAAGAACTGAACGAGATCTCATCTGTGTAGTTCCTAGCCCTTCTGCGGCTTGCGGGCCTACTAGATAAAAATCTGTACCATCGTGAGCATATAACTGCTTATTAGAACTGTCCCACCATAAATCGCCTACTGTTCCTCCAGCTGGTTTAGTACCAGCAGGTTCTGCTCCAATAGTTTTCCAAGTGGCATTATTATAAAATTTAATCTTTTTCGCAAGACTATCGTACCACAATTGACCGCTAATTGGACGAGGAGGTGCTGTTTCGCCTGAAAAATTTTCTAACATATGTAAAAAATTTTCATTTTGTATTTCGCCATAACCGGCGTAATTTTTTCCAATAAGTTTAATATCAAGAGTAGCATCAATGGTGCCATCTTCCACTGTAGCTAAAGTTGTACCATTATATCTATCTATTACATATGCCATTTACTATACTCCTCACTGTATATTTATTAAAAATCCATTTGCCACTGCCATACCGCAGTGGTGCTATCTGACACTAATCTAAATAATTTGTTCACTCTTGTTACTGTGATAGTAGCAGGTCCTAAATTTATAGGATTAATACTAAAATCTTGCAGTACTGGTTCGCTTGGTTGCGGTCCGACATTGTCTGATTTATCCACATTTATATAACTTTTTACGAAATCTCCTGTAGGAGACGATGTAAATTGAATATTTGAATAAGAAACATTCTGAATTGTACAATGAATTCTAGCTTCTGTATTAATTTCATAATAATTTGCAGGAGCTATTTGTTCTAATTGATCTGCAATTTGAGTATCATTTAATCCGGTAATATCCATACTAAAACAAATGTTCCTGCTCGAAACAAGATTATCAACATATTGTTTTGTAGCTGCATCTGTAGCAGACGTAGGATCTGCTAGCCCTGTAATTTTAGGGTTTCCAATAAGAGCTAGATTTCCTGATCCGTTAGGCTCAATTTCAACATCACCATTAGCATTTAAACTGGAAATTCGATTATTATCTACAAAGATATTGTCCACAGTTAAACTAGTTTGAGGGCCAAAACTTGTAATTCCTGGAGCAGATGTTACAGCAGCAGATAATTGGAAGACAGACCCGGTATATTCCAAAACATTTGTACCATTAATCTTATATGCTCTTGCTCCTGCACTAGTTTCCCTTATATCAAGATTCTCGCTCATTCTCCAGGAAGTTGATCCTTGATCCCATATTATTGAATGATTAGTGGTGCCTCTAAGAACTATTCCGCCTTGATCAGCATATGTATCACTAACACTGCTATCATCATTAACTGCTAATTCTATCTGATGATCTTGAATAGATAAGTTAGATGTACTAATTGATGTAGTACCTCCATTGACAATAAGATTACCAGTAATTCGAGCATCACCAGTAACATCTAATGTATAAGCCGGAGATGGCGTAAATATTCCTACTTTTTTAGTTGAAGCAATAAATGTTAATGGTTCTTGATAACCTGCGTTGTTTCTTACTTTGAATCTTACGTTAGCGTTTAATGCGTTATGTTGATAAGTAGTCAAAAATGGATCTGTAGTTACTTCAATATTACTATCTGTTCCTAAAATTAAAGGAGCAGGATTAACAACACTTAAAGTTCCAGTTGTTGCAGTATTTTCATCTGTTTTCATAAAATTAGATGGGGTTTTTAATTGCCCTGTGACATCTAATAATGCATCAGCTTTAGTTGCAGTTAATCTCCATTTAGCTCCTGGAATGGTTCCTTCATTAAATCCTGGGTATATAGCACCAGTATATCCTGATATTGGAGATGCGGGTGTATAAGATACCGCCGAAGTGCTAAAAATTCCTAATAGTATATCGTTGACTAAAAGCTTGACAATAGTTTTTGCTGATCCGTTCGTGTCAACAATGTCTTCGACAACAAAACCACAACGACCTTGAGACTCTTTATATATAGGTCCTGCCAGTTGAAGATCAATCCCGTCATAGAAATACAATTGATTCTGCGTACTATCAATCCATAGATCGCCTTGACTGAAACTAAGCGGACGAGTACCGCTTACTATTGGCCCTGAACCTATTTTAAAACCGTTACCGTCGTATACTTTTAATCGATTTTCAGCAGTGTCGAACCATATTTGTCCAATTAATGGATTAGTTGGTGCTGTTTCTGCTGCAAAATTTTCTAATATCTTTATAAAATTTTCATTAATATATTCGCCATATCCAGAAACATTTTTGCCTATTAAGGTTAGATCTGTAGCTTGTTGATCAATAGAGCTATCAACAATTTCTGTTAATAATGATCCGTTTGTTAAATTAATCTGATAAGTCATTCATAGTTCCTTAGATAAACTTTCCGGTATAGATTATATAATTCAAACTTATATAAGGATTCATTAACGAAACTGCTTCACCTAAAAGTGGGTTATTTACTCCACCGCTATTAGGCAAGAACTGTCCTTCATTAACTAAAGAAGGTCCTTTAGTAGTATGGCTTACAGTATTAACATCACCTGCAGGGTCTGAACTATTTCTAATCGCATAATATTGCTGACCTTTTTCTCCTGTGGATGTCAAACCTCTCATATCGTGTGTATGTTCTGGAAGCTGACTTATTTGTAGTTGAGTGTCTTGTGTGCCACTTCCTGAACCTATGTTATTTGCAGCAGAAGCATTTACCCTTGAAGCATTTGTTCCAATTGTATAAATTAAATCTCCTGACCCATCATTTTTAGGAACTTTAACTCCGCTAAACATATTGTCCAATCCTAAAGGAAATCTTCCTCTAAGATCTGGTACAGCAAAGGTGTTCAACCCTTGTAATGCTCCTAATGGTTTATAAGTATATCCAATAATCTGCCATAATTCTGTATATTCACTAATTAAATATTCGCTACCATCGCATAATAAAAATCCGTTTGGAGCAACTGCACCTGCAAAAGGCATTAATGATCCAATTGGCAATACTCCTGCTCTTGAAAAGAAAGCCGCAGTAGTTACTTTTTGTAAACCTGTCGCTGGACGTTGTATTAATAATAAATCATCATCATTGACTGAACTTACAAGAGTTTTATTTCCGATAAAATCTGCACTAACTGTAGATGTAAATTCAGCAACTCCGCCTGGTTGCAATCCATTAAAGCTTATAGTATTACTGGTCACTTCACCTACTAATCTAAAATTAGTAGAACTAGCTAATCGACTTGCACTTCCTGTTACTGAACCAATTAATTGTCCTGAAAAAGATCCTTCAAAATTAGATGAAATGACTTTTGTTGCGTATATGTTTTTAAAAGTCGTATCTTCTGTACCTAAATCATACGTAGCAGTCGTTTCTGGAATGATACTGTTACTAGTAACAGTACCGGTAACTTTTATTCCTTGGCCAACATGAATACTTTTTTGTACACTTAGACCGCCAGCAGTTCTAATTGAACCGGTATTTAAATCTACTGCATTATTTGTGCCATTAACAAAAAGGTTGTCGCTAGTACGTACAGTTCCATTAACATCTAACTCATAGACTGGATTAGTTTTATTAATTCCTACATTGGTTCCACTAACTGTTATAACATCTTGTGCTGCGCCATCTTGATTAGTTCTTATAAAAATACTAGATCCTTCAGTTTTATTATATAAAACAGTAGCTCCAGTAGTTGTATTTGACAAACTAACAGATAAATCTGATCCTATAATTAATCCGGCATTATTTCGAATACTAAAGCTGCCGTTAGTAGTGCTATTAATATCGTTTCTAACAAAATTACTTGACTCGATTCCACCTAACTTTTCACTATTAGTAGCAGATCCAACAAATCTAAAAGTACTATTGTTTAAACTGGTAACTCCGCTATCATTAGTATCTCTTAAATTGATACCTTTTTTGATTTTAGGAAATCCTTCTATTGATAATTTCGGAGTAAACTCTTGAGAACTTATAATTGCAACTCTTTCGTCGCTAACATATAAACTGATTACAAATCTTTCAATAGTTAATGTGTCTATTAAAGATTCAACTTTAGGTCCAGTGACTGTGCCGGCACTAAATTCTGGACCAATTAATATCCAACTAGATCCTGACCACAAGTATAATTGTTGATTAGCAGTATCTACCCATAAATCGCCAATAACACTTTCTGATGCTAACGGCTGACTAGATCTTCTCTTTACTGTTCCAGCGGGTTGCCAATTCGTGCCATCATATACTAAAAGTTGAGGTTGTGATGGATCGTTATTAGAATCAGTATCATACCATAACTGTCCTACCACAGGATTATTAGGTGCTTCTGACTTTGCAAAATTTTCTAAAAGATGTAGAAAGCTTTCTGCAATAACTTTAGCATAACCTGTATAATTTTTTCCTATAAAACTTATACTTTTTTCTTGATTAAGACTTTGGTCTTCAACTGTTATACCACCAGGATTATTAGGTGTATCTGTAAAATTAATTGTATAACTCATTATGCTACCTCACTTAATCCTGTAAGACTTTGTATTCTTACTGTATAATCTACCTGAATTAATCTATTCAAACTTTTTTGTACAGGATGAAAAATAACATGAGTCAGTAATCTACTTTGGCCAGTAGAACTGTATGATTTTAAACCAATTTCATCAAAAACAAAGTCACTTTCGTTATTAGTAACATTATCAAATGCTTCTTGACCTGTAGGCTCTCCATAATCTAACAAACAAGTTACAAAAACATCCGTATAATTAGTACCAGTTACATGACGAGTTTCTAATTTATTTCTAATTGGATCTAAGTTGGCTACTGATCTGTCATCGATAACTTTTGAATAAGTTTGATTGTATAGACCGGCATTAATACCTGTACTGTTTGGAGTTAAGTAAGTTATAATGCCAGTAGGATCAACAGTAGTTGCGCCATTTCCGAATGCCATTTCATATATAAAACCTTGGCCTGAATTAGCTATTGATTCAGCAAGAGCTATACTAATATTTTCATAATGTATAGCATTGCGTTTATTTACAGCTATTTCTCCAGTTTCGGGATACCAAATTTTTATATGTCCTTCGATATGGATTCCTGATAAGTCTTTACCTTGCATAGTAGTCTCTTTTAATGTATTATTTATCCGGGTTTAAAATGTGCTAGTTTATCTCAGTTATGTTATCGACAGGCTTACATTTAATGTTTGACCATTTTTAGCTACTATACCAAATGGATCTGGAAACAAAGTTATGGCAGTTTGACCAAAGAAATCACTTGTTGTAGCTGCAACGGATATCCCATCAATCGTTAATGACACCGAATTGCTACCGTTCATTTGACCATTAGCGATGACAATCGACCCATTTCCTCCTGAGTAAGTTCCGGCATTAAAGAATATATTGCATCCACCGCCTTCAGCAGCACTTATAGATTTAAAAATATTTGCAGGATTAGTAGTCATTGAGCCATATAGAGTTCCTTCAGTACTATAACCGTAATCATAGGCTCCACTAAATCCGACAGTTAATGTTCCGGTTATGTCAGCAACCGGTGGTGGAATATATACCGGTGTTCTTGTTGTGACTCCGTCCGATCCGTACCATACACTATTGGCAGAACTACCACTGGCAACATAAATGAGATAATCGTCGCTGGCCCAAACTGGTTTTCCTTGAGATTTTCCTGTGGTATTAATAGGATTAGCATCGTCGGTTAAATCTGTGGTTAGTACTACAGGAAAGGCACTTAGCCCCGATGCTCCGGCCGACCCAGTGTAACCAATGTCACCCTGACTACCAGTGTAACCAATGTCACCTTGACTGCCTGTATATCCAATATCTCCTTGTAGTCCTGGATCGCCTTGTGGTCCTGGATCGCCTTGTAGTCCTGGATCGCCCTGACTACCTGTATATCCAATATCTCCTTGTAGTCCTGGATCGCCCTGACTACCTGTATATCCAATATCTCCTTGTAGTCCTGGATCTCCTTGTAGTCCTGGATCGCCTTGTGGTCCTGGATCGCCCTGACTACCTGTATATCCAATATCTCCTTGTAGTCCTGGATCTCCTTGTAGTCCTGGGTCGCCTTGTGGTCCTGGATCGCCCTGACTGCCTGTATATCCAATATCTCCTTGTAGTCCTGGATCGCCTTGTGATCCAGTGTACCCTATTGCGGCAAACTCCCCTGGTATGCCTTGGCTACCTGTATATCCGGTACTACCTGTAAAACCAGAAGTTCCGCTGCTACCTGTAAAACCTCTACTACCTGTAAAACCAGAAGTTCCGCTACTACCTGTAAAACCAGAAGTTCCGCTACTACCTGTAAAACCAGTGATACCTTGAACACCTTGAGCACCTTGAGCACCTGAACTGCCAGTATATCCTACATCCCCTTGGGGTCCGATGTCTCCTGAACTACCAGTGTATCCTCGTTCTCCTGTTCTACCTCGTTGCAGGTCTGCTTGGTCAATGAAATTAAAAACTTCATCAAAATTTCTATTAATCTTTTCACCGGCGACACGTAAAGAATCACCAGTTCCGTCGCCTGGTCGAGATCCTAAATTAATTGTTTCTTTCATTTTTAATCCTCATCAAATGTATTTCCTGGACTATCCATTGTAAACAACGGATTATCAAAATTTGCTTCAAGCGGTATTTCTGGTAAAGAAATATAAGTCGGAAACACTGTTTCTGTATTCTTTAAAAAGTCTGCAATAGGATTGTTAGATTCTGATAAACTCTTACAAACAAATCCATTCTCCAACCCAATACCTGTATATGTAAATTGTACAATAGATTTTCTAGGATCTTTATAAGGATAAATTGCCCACTCTTTAGCTAAAATTGATTTTTTATTAGCTAAAGGATTATCTAACTCAACTGTAAATGATCCTGTTACACCAGTATTATCAATACTTCTTATGTAACCTGAACCTCCATTGCCTATAAAATACTTATCGACCCAGAGAATATTTGCAACTCCTGTAGCCAATGTGAATATCACTTCGTTAGGTTCAGCAATTGGTAATACAATAAATGCTGTGCCAGTTCCTATGCCTGCACCTGTAGCTGTAAATTCTACGCCAACTTCATTAGACGGTGCTCCTATTAAAGTAAAATCAGTAGTTCCTACAAATTCAATAATATAAGTTTCTCCTGGAACAATGAAAGTAGCTCCAAATAACGGACCGCCTGGGTATATTTTTACAGACCTAGCCGTATTTCTTCCTCTGTCAATAAAGGTATCAGTAATCGTTATTGTAATATCATTTTCTGGACTAGATCCTCCTACATACGCACCTGAAAGATAAATTACATCACCTTTATTATATACAGTACCCGGATCCCTTAATTTTACTGAATAATTGGAATTTACTTTTATCACATCAAACGAAGCATCTCCGATTGAAGGTCTAACATTTCTAAAAATTTCTGTTGGATCTTCTGCATCTTCCCAGACTCTTCCTACTTTTTTAACTACAACAACTTTAGAATTTTCTGTAGCAGAATTTGTTAATCGCAATTTATTTGTTCCGTTTACACTAAAGTCGGCTTCAAACTGAGTATCTCCTTCTGGACTATATGGATAGTTGTTAGAATCTTGATATAATTGATATGGCACTTTCTTTAATCTATACCCACCAACAAACACATCAAGTTCGTCTGATCTTCCAAAATCTAAAGGAATAGTGTCTCTATACCAGTCAGTAGTACTAACAGTAGGATTATAATTTAATATAAATTCTTGACTACTGCCATCACCTATAAAAGTTTCCACAATGTGCTGATCATTATACGGAATCGTTTCCGACGGCCCTATATCAATAATATAAGAATCAGCTAGATGTACTTCTGGAGTTCCAGTTCCTAACGTACCTCGTCTTAATTGAGAAAGAGTATTTCCATTAAGTTCAAAGTATTCAATCCGTTCGCCATTAATCTCAATAATACCTGGAAGATTTTTTGATGCATTTGGTTTCGATAAGACTGATCCATCCTTAACTTGAATTGTTAAATCTTTTTGTAACAAGTTAACAGTTAATCTTGTAGATTTTGATTTTCTAATTCGCTTATAATGAACTCTGTTAAGCATATCTTTAAATTGCATATATCCGTAGCCTAACTGCACATTGTTATCGTTAAACAGAATTATTTCTATCTTATCTGTTTCCAATAATTCGTCTGCTAGCTTAATAGTTCTTAAATCGTCGTCAAGATAAAAATCTATGCTGTGTGATAATAATCTCTTGTTCTTAATGACCCAGATATAATCATCTTTTCTAGTTGTTCTAAAAAGTCTAATAGATCCACCTCTTAATTTTGTATATTCAAAATATGAAGAAGTTCCAGGTACTAAACTTGAACTTATGTCGAATCTTTCATAACTTCGTATAATTTTTTCAATATCGTGATTATAAAAACTTATCACTCTGACATCATCTGTTACATATAATGGATCTAAGAACGTTATTTCTGTATCAATAAAGAAGTAATCTGAAGCAGTATAATCTAATAAAGTCAGTGTCGCACCTTCAATATATTTTTCTTTTGAAATAGTTAAAGTCGAAGTTCCACTTGAAAAAACATAGTCTACTCCGTTGGCTAATTCTATTCCATTAATGTAGATAAAAAACTGTGTTGGATTAATAGAATATGCTTCTGATCTATAGGCAGGAATAGTATATACAAGTTGGTTATCTTGCATAACGTAATTTGTGTTTATTCCGGCAGTTAATACTTGTCCGTTTTTAATCACGATTACATTATTTTCGTAAGGTTTATTAATTCCTACGGTGTTATTAGGCAAAGTATAATTTTGAGCAAATCCGTCTATAGGAATTTGATAAGAATACACTGTGCTTAGTGAATAATTACTATCTCCCGTTAAAATATAATGTATATCGATGCCTGCAATCGGAGCATCAGCTAATCGTATACCGACTCTATGGGGGCTTTCATATGTTTCATCTGTTTCAAAAAGTTCATAATTTACATATATACCGTCAACAATGACTACTGACCCTAATCGATTAAGCGCATCAGTATCTAACACATCATTCTGTAAACGAGGCCACGGAGCATTTGTTAGAATTTCTAACGTACTTCCATCTGATACTGTAGTGCCAATATCTAAAATACTATTAGAACCAAATCCAAACGACGCTACACTTACAAGAGCTCCTTGTACAGGAATTAAAGAATTGCCAAAAGAGTCTATTAAACTTATAGTTCTATCATTATAATTTACAGTATATCCGACTGATTGCTTTAGTACTAAATTATTATATTTTACAATAATAGCAGATGGACTATTTGCTATCTGTCCATAACTGTAGGTATTTGTGACTCCGTCTGCCACATAATTGTTAAAAGATATTGTACTACTTCCAGATTTAGGTAGTCTAAACATTTTAATAGCAACTGCATCACTTATATGTCCTGGAACTATTTCTTCTGGAGCATGACTTTGAGCAGGAGTAACAAATCCTTCTCCGTCTAACAGAATATCATCTGGTGCGAATCCCGTAGCAGTAGTGTAAGCTAGATTTCCTCCAGATAACTGTGTATCTAATTCATTCAAATCTCCTGGATATGAACCGTCGCTTGTATTTTTTCTAAATATAATTTTATCGCCGGCTTTAATATCTAATCCTGCGCTGTCTGGAAGAAGAATTGTATCATCAATTCCATTACCAACCCAAGTTTGCATTACAGTTCCTACTGGTGCTACTTTTCTTCCATTCGCTTGAACTGTTATTCCATCATATAGATCAAAATACGGATCATCAAGACGTTTTCCATTAAGATAAATGTTAATTTCTTGTCCTACTTCAGGAACATACCCAATTTGGAAACTATAAGTACTGTCGCCTACAGATATAATTCTGTCATCAAATTCAGCATCAAAGCCGTCCCATCCATCTGAATACCAAGGTAAACTGTCCCACCCGCCATTAATATTGAACCCTAAACCGGTTATGTTGACACCACCAAAGTCAATACCTTGCATTAATTGTGCTAGATCTTTTCCTAATTGGCCTGTCTGAGGATTGTAATAGAAATTAATTCTATCAGCAGCCGATAAATGATTAAAGTCTTTTTCGTAAGTAACAACTATTTCAGCATTAGCCTGGGGTGCAGTTTCAAAAGTTATTAATCCTGAATAGCTAGTATACCCCCTTGCTGTGGATTTTTTTGATGTCAGAGTATAGTCAAATTTTAATACATCTGCATTGTTTATTTTAACTGATGTTTTATTATACGTTAAATTTGGGCTATACTTTAACGGCCATTGCTTTCTAGAATTATTTCCAACAAATGTTTCAGTAACTTCAATTTCTGTTACATAATAATTTCTAGTAATTCTATCGAATTTAATGCTTAGTTTGTTAGATCTAACTACACTATTTTCTATAATTGCTACAGCCTTTGCAGCAGTTCCTCCAACTGCAAGCCCACCATCGATTATAATCTCTGGTGCTTTAAGATATCCCGATCCTTTAGAAATCAAATCAATTCTAGCAAGTTTTCCGCTGTTAATGTATGCCTTTGCTTCTGCGCCTGAGCCGAATCCGCCATTTATACGAACTACTGGCCTTGTGATATATCCTGATCCAGGATCTGATATTTCTATAGATTGAATGTTAAATCCAACATTATCCAGCCAAAATTTCCAAGGATATGTTTCTAATACTGGATCGTAGTATTCAACAGATCCATCATTATTGTTTATTTTAGCCTTTACTGGTTCAACCGTTAGATTGTTTTTAATCGATGGCAATAAATCAAAGTCTGTAATACTAGTTTGAGAATTGTCTATAGCAGTGTAAGAACTTACATACTCTCGTATCTTTGTTCTATAAGGTTTAACTTCTTTAATATATTCTTCAAAGTCTTGCAAACTATCACTATTGTAAGAAACCTTTTGTTGTAAATATCCTGCTTTATGATTTGCATTTACAAAACTTGTTTTTATAGCCCAATCAACAAAAAATTGTTCTTTAAATACATATCGTAAACTAGTAAAGAATAATTTAATATAATGTATTCTTAAATCTTCGACAAATATCTTATTCTTTATAGTATCAATAATAATTTTTAATTCTTTTTCTGCAACATTATCGTAGAATAAAGAATCATATAAATCGGCATCATAGCCAAAAGTTGTATTAGTAAAATTATATAAAGAGGATTTAAATTTTATTGTTCCATTTTGTCTCGCAATAACTTTGTAATTCTTTGTATAATCAATTGTTACAAGGTTATCGTATTTTTCTAACAATACCCATCCACCGGATCCTATATTTTTTACTTTTACAATTGACCCAATAGGCGATTCTAAAAATCCTAATTGATATGTATTTTCTACTACAAAATCAATGGGCGTGTATTGATTATATCCAACATCATACCAGTCAATATATTCCCAAAAATTAGTTACGTCATAAGACTGAGTCTTGACTCTTAACCATTCTTTCTTAGTATCATTCCAATTTACCACAGCCCACTTGTTTAACGAAAGACTGTCGCTTCTTATTAATACAGCATAAGGTCTAATAACTGCAAAAGTATCAGTATTGTAACCGTATCCTGGATCAATAATCTTAACACCTACTACTTTACCGTTGGAAATTACTGTTTTAACAATTGCATCTTTGCCTTTGCCAACTATATTAACATACGGTGCGTTTACATATCCATTACCAGGGTTGACTATTTCTGCGCCTGTTATTTTTCCATTAGTTATTTCAAGAGTAATTACAGCATTTTTTAATCTTGAGGTTCCAATTAATCTTAATTCTGCATCAACATCAACAATCTTATCATAAACGCCAGAAATCACACTTGGCTCTGGATCGTTAGATAACAAGTCAGTTAAATCTGCAATGTCTACAATTACTAATTGTGATAAAATTGAATTTGTTTTTTCTATAAACTCTTTCAATGCTTCTACACGATTAGAAAACATACTTTGTCTAGGTCTAGATTCAATACCATACTTCAATTTAAAAGGAAGTTTCCTGTCTGGCAAAATACGATTTTGATAATCTTTTCCTACTAAACTATCTAGCCATTTACTTTCAATTTCTCTAGGAATAATAGTGTTCGATTTTTCACTAATAATTTTCCATTGACTATGAGAATTTTTTGTTAAATCATCTATGGTCCAATATTGTACGTTTAGAACTATTCTATCTTCTTCTAAGAAGTTTTTAACATTTGATAAACTGAAACTATTCGTTCCAGTAAGAGCTAAACAAGGATATCCATATCCGACAGGATCTGAAATCATCTGTGAAACGTCATTAGCTGACATCGATCTACCTACTACATTAGGTATTAATGTAGGATTCTTTACCCAATAATAGTAAGTAGATACAAAAGTTTTTGTAATTGTGTCGAAACGTTTTTTAACACTATAACTCTGATCTCCGTATCGAGTTGTACCACTTATACCTTGTGCGAAACCTTCTTCTGTTCCAGTTAACTCGTCCCATTGAGAAGGAAGATATTTAGATGATACCCATTCATAGATATCAATGCTAGCAGTTTTATAAAGTTTATTCCAGTTTACAGAACGATATGTCACATCCCCTACACTATTTTCTACAAACTTTGCTCTAGTTAGATCCCACCAAAGCATACCTACATATTTTTCATCCCATTTTGATCCTTCGTTGACATTTAAATTTTCAGATGCAACTGAATATATTGCAGGATCATAATAAGTTTTATATTTTATTTCTTGATCAGCAGGCCCTGGTATTTTTCCTCTAATGGAATCTACTACATCTAAGTAAGATACTAATGTATTTGTTTTTCTATTATAAAGATAAGACTTTTTAATTTTATTAGCATCTGGTGTTTTACTTTCTTTATACTTTTGTGTCCAAGATAGTTTTCCTGTACCTTTAATATAACTGTAAATTTTTCCAATATTAGTAACTGTACCATCTTCTAATGGAGCTGATACTAAAATATTATTATTCGAAACTGAAATACTATAACCATACTTGTCTGATAAATCATTAACTTGTAAATCTTCATCTAAATACGGTGTAGATAAACTTTCACCATAAACATAATTAACATCATACCTGTCGTAGATGTCAATTCTTCCAGTGTCAACTTGCAGATCGACTATTCTTAAAAACCCATTATCAAATGTAGTTCTAGATTTATCAAATATTGTAACATTTTCGATATCGCCATTAGCAGAAAACACTGCTAAGGTTTCACCATTATTCATGAAATCTACATAACTACCAAATTTTTCTCTTGGTTCACCTCGTTGACTGTACAAGTCTTGTTGTTTAAAATAAACATTTGCTTCTTGTTTAAAAATAACAACTTTTCCTTGATCGGCGGTAATTCTATCTGTAAGAACACTTCCAACTGCTATCACAGAGGAGTCATCGCTTACAGCTACAGATTCTCCGAATCGTTCTTCTGTGTTAATACCTAATGCTTGATTGGCTCCTAAAGTTTGCGACAATGAATACGCAGATCCATCAAATTTATAAACAAATACTTTTCCTGTATTTGTTGTTCTAGGAAATAGTTTTCTCCATTCATGAGATTTGTCTAACTCTGTGCCTGAACTACCATCACCGATAAAGTTTCCAATGCTTTGATATAATGTTGCTTTGCCGGTTATGTTATCTTTTACATATACAACATCACCTGGATAATATCTTCCATCTAATTTAAATTCGCCTTGATATCCATATGAAGAATCTTCATAGGTTACATTTAAAATTTCCCATTCGCTTTCGACAAATTCGTCTTCATTAGGATCAGTATCTGAATCTACTGCATATCTCCAGAAACCTCCTCTATGATAGACTACGTCACCTTTACTATAAATGATTGTCTTTTTAAATTTACCTTTGAAATTTCCGTAATTAAAATCATCAGATGCTGGAGCAGAAATTACAAGAGTATCTCCGCCTTCTGCACTTAATCGTACATCATAGCCGAATTCATCTCCTGGGAATACAATTTCTACTGCATCGTTTCTTAATGGAGGAGGCAATCTATAACTAGAATCAAACGTAACATTATTATCTATTTCAATGTCATCATTTACTATTTGAGGGAAGAATCCTAAGATCGACGTTGCTGATGTTATGATCTGCCATGCACTAGGATTAGTTTCTATTGGTGTTGGATCTTGAAATGCTAAACATCTATATAGCTGATAGTTAGCAGGATTTAGTACTATGTCTCCTGGATAATATTGATTAAATGAACTAAATGCACCGGCATAAAATCTATTGTAATCCATTTTCCAAAAACTTACAGTACTATCTGTTTCTGTTTCTCCATATCGATACATGTATACTCGACCACGGCCTCTGTACCCTGGGCTACTAACAGCTAAAACATAATCATTACCTTGTTTTGCGAAAGACAATTTGCTTCCAAATCTTTCATTATTTGTTGGCTCTGGGCTTACAAAACTATGAACAAGAGTAAACTCTCCTTGTCCTACTTTTTTGTATAGAGCAACATAACCTTGTTCTGTTAATGCGCTAGGCGATTTAGTAGCATCGGTATTAATTAGATAGGCAGGAGTCCAGTCTTGTCTGAATCTAAATTCATCATAATTTCTTGATCCAAAATTTGGTCCAGGAGTGTCGTCTTTAAAATTAACAGCACTATCGCCTAAAATATTTCTTTTCGCATACCAATGTGTGCTACGTACTCTTACAGCATCTCCGAAATCATACGATTGTCCTTCGACAAAATCACCTTGCCATCCTGAACGAACTCGACTAGCTAAAGGTGCTGCAATCGCTAACCATTCACCGTCTGGAGTGAATGCAGTTTCGTATCCGAATCCTTGGGCTGCTCTAAATGCTTCGCCACCGTCGATATCATCTGGAAAAATGTATTTTATTGGATCGATGACAAATGTCTGTGTCCATTTAGCATCACTAACTGCTTTACTAAAAATTATAACTTGATTATTTGCAGTTGTTACTGCGCACAACGATCCATCTTTAGTTGACGAAACTTTTAAGCCGAACTTAAGATTTAATTTAGGATCAGGAGTTTCAAAAGATATTCTGTTATAAACTTTATTATTTTCATAAACTCCTCTTAATCCCTGACCAATATTATTAGCCCAAATTAATTCTCCAGATTTAATAATAGGAGGAAGAGAATCGTTTGCAAAGTTAATATCTTCTATTTTACTAGTTGTGAATTTATATATTACTGGCACACTGCTATCTTCTGTTTTTAAATCAATGCCAGTTAAATCTTTATCGACAGTAAGTGATCTTCCTTGAATACTCTTAACTTTATAAAATCCATTAATTTTTTCATTCTGATCTATACCAATATATTGCCCTACTTGGATATCAGGAATTCTTTCGCAAATTACTGTAAAGTCTGCTTCTCCAAACTTAACACTTTCAACATTTATATTTGCATTCGTTAATCTGTATACATTCCAGTAATTATTTTTAACTGTGTCAAATGCACACCATATGTAATCGCCTTCAATGAAATTTGATATATCTTGTTGTAAAATTTCATCTAACGTATCTATAGCTACTTTTACATCATTGTATCTTACAAATCCTGCTGATCTTAAGAACTGTCGTACATTGCTAAGTGGCCATGGATTATTATTGTATCCGACTGGTTTAATATAAACATCAGTAGATTTCTGTCTTATAACATAATCAACTACAGATGGATTAATATCATTAGTCAATTCAAAAGGTTGAGGCGATAATCTAAATAAATTTTCATCTAACTTAAATTCAACTTCTTCAAACGCATTTGAAGCACCAAACTCGCCTACTCTTAACGCCCATTCTTCATTAAATTCTAAACTTTCTTGATCATCTGCACTTAATGTATCAAATAATTTGTTAAGTACATTCAAACTACCTTTTTCGACAATCATTCCTTGATAGAATTTATATTGACTGACATCATCTTTAATGATGTTTTCTAAGTACTGTCTATTTTGATAACCAATTAAATGCTGTGCCAGTCTTTGTTGTTCGGCATCAAAGTTATCAGTATCTAAATCATAAAAATCTCTAAACTGATCTGCTTTATAATCCCAGTTAGACAGTAACTGACTCTCGGGTTTCTCATCTAATCTATGCCAATCTTCAAAATTAAATTGCTCAGAACCTAAAATAAATTTTTTGGCGCTATAATAAAACTCTTTAAATTTTACAATATCGCCTAATTTATAATCTGTCCAAATTTGCCAATCATTAATTTTTGCTTCGTCATAGATGAATCCTGGTATGTCAAATCCACCAGACCATTCTGAAGCTACGTAACCTAAAACTTTAATTCTTTCTTGGCGGTATCCTGGAGCTAAATCATAAATTACATCGTTGAATAAAGTCGAGTTATCTATTATAAGAGCATGTTCTTTTTGTATTGTATATAAAACTGCTCCGTATATTCCCTGCGAGGTATTTTTTACATCTAAATAAAATTCATTTTTATTTCTGTATACTTGCAAGTTCGATGAATCTAGTAATTTGCCATCAACTCTATAAATTTTATAACCGTAAAATGGATCTTTAATATCATTAACAACTTCAAGATTAGATTTAAAAGTTAATGTTTGAGCGCACGGGCTTAATGCCAATACTGAACCTTCTTTCCAGTTTTGCGTAGTCCAAAATGCGAACTCTTGTAAAGAAGTTTTCCAATTAGTTATTGTTTGTAATATATTATTAAACTCTTCGAAAACAAATCCTAATTGCTCTAAATATTCGCCGTAGCCTTGAATAAAATCTGCTACGTCCTGAATTGTTTGTAATTTAGTACCATATGCTAATGTTATCGGAGACGAGTAGTCCCACAAATCTCTTAATAAGATTTCAACTCCTCCAATTTCTGGAAGTCGTGGTAATTTAGTATACAGTTGACTGTCAAACGTATCTGAAGTTTCGTGTGTAGTTTTTACTCTATAATAAACTCCGTTATATAGAACTATTTTTCCTGCCACATATGTTTTATTTGCAGTCCAGTCAGCAAAACTTTCGCTTATACCGCCAACCTTAATAGTAGATCCAGTTTTTCTATATGGGTAGTATGTAAAGAAAGGATTATCTAAATCGTACCCTCTAATTTCGTATCCGTCTGGATACTTTGTAATTATAACTCCACTATAAACAACTTTCTTGATTGGGCTTGAGGTATTAAGAAAAATATTATAATTTTCTTCTGGAATAAAAACTCCGCCGGTGCTGGTTGGAGATTTACTATCTAATAATAATTTTAATTTAGTCTTACTAGTAAATGATCCTAATTTAGAACCAATTTTATTAGTTAATCGTTGTAAATCATTTTTGTACTCATCTATCAACGACAACAAATCACTACTAATATAATCAACTATATAATTGACTAAGCCAGCAGCATAGATTCTATTATTCTGAGCAATCGTACTAGGAAGTACTAAATCTTTTAATCTTATTCTTAATCCTGTTTCAGAATATATTAATTGATTGTTAAAGTTTCGTTTAGTTCTCGATACATCATAACACGATGCTAGCACTTTGTTAGGTTGTAATAATAACAGTGCTTGAATTAAACTAAAAGGATAAAAACTAGATTTTCTCCAAGCTGCTTCAACAGGGCCTTGATCTCCAAACACATAATAACCTTCAGGTGTTGGATTCAAAGGACCTTGTGCGAAGTTGGCATTAACAGGGTCTAATAAATTACCTTGATCATCCACTGGTGTTCCATATTGCAAAGCTGATTTTACAAATAACTCATTAATTCTAATTGGTTTACCAGGTTCTCTAATTATTCCTTGCTTTATGTCGTCCCATAGCACTCTATTATCAGATGTGTAAGGAGCTGGACCGTATATTTCTGTCCACCAAGCAGGTTCTACTGAAAATCCTAAACATTCCCAAGGATGTGTATGAGGTCTATCTGTATCTAATAACCAATTATATACTCCTCTCCAAAATGCTGGAATATCTCTTCCGTCAGGAGTAAAATTTCCTCTATAATTAAAAGTAAATGGATTTAATCTGTCCCAATACGTTTGTTGAGTATAATCCTCATTAATTAACAGCGTCCACTGATAAAAAAATCTACTTAATACTACGTCAAATTCTTCTTTAGAATAGATTGTATTTCTGCTATGACCAGGAATAAACTCATAGATATTAAAAATGTCAGTGTCGTAAGAAGACTTAATATTATTAAAAATTCTTTTTTCTAATTCCAATAACATATCGTCACGGTAATCGCCGTATGCTAGTGTTATACTACCATCGTGACCTTGTATAACTTCTTTTGGTTCTAGATAAGAATCATCAATAAACTTTTTAGGTTCAAATTTTGGATATAACCCTAGCTTAGTTGGGGTTGCAGGACAGAAAGATCCGTCAGTACTTTCATATTCGATTATTTCTAATACATCGTTTTCGTAAAGATCTCTGATTATAGTTATAAAGACATCATCACCAAATTCATAATCTCTACCATATACTAGTTGCTCTCCATTAATATACAAATATACAGCTTTATTTGATAAAGAAGTTAGGTTAAAAATATTTGACATTGGATAAATTTTTAACCGTGGATCCTCAATAATATATTCTAATCTATTAGCTACAGTATAAGCAAACATATCTGAAAGATAATATGGTTTATTACTTGCTTGATCTTTGCTCATCTTTTCTAATACATAATCAACGTGTAATCTAGCTTCCGTTTCTATTCCTGTATTAGATGCTGCTACTAAGAAACTTCTTTTAAATTTACCGTAATCGTCTCTAGCTTTTTCTAAAGCTTTAAAAATATTAAAATTCTTTTGTCCAAGATGATATAATGCTAAGTTTAAAGGGCCTGAATGCTGTAAAAATCTTGTGCCATATCCTGAGATATTTCCTAAATCTCTTAGATTGCTCTCTCCTGGATACTCGCCTGAAAACTGATTTAAGTTCTCAACTATAGAACCAACGTGATCAATGACTTCGCCTAATGTAAATTCGTTTACGTTATCGTTTAACGGATTGTTTTGCAAGTTTAACGGAACATCATAATGTCCTTTTTCATTCTTCTTCTGTGAAGAAAAACATTTTAAAGTAACCACGTTTGATGTAGTAACATCATTAACTAATCTGACGAATTTTCTTACTACGTTAGATTGAATAGAAAATTTATCTTTACTTAAACGAATACCATCAATGTACACTCTTACTTCGAGATCATTTAGATTATTAGTATCATCATAAACATCTATAGGAAAATCGTTTATTAATCCAGAATTTTTAAAAATTCTGACTACAGGTTGTAAATTTGTAACTAACGTTTTAGTCCATCCGTTAGCGTATGAATATGTAGTGAGGTTTTCTATCTGTCTTAGATAAGCTACATCAGTATTTTTTGATTTAACTTGTATGTCAACTTTATAATTAAAAGAGTCGTTTAATAAATTAAACTCAAATACAATATCTCCAACATTGTTTATATTTTTATAAGTTAATGGAAAATTTAAATTAGGATCAACTGGACCTGTTCCAACTTTGTAACTGAAAACTTTATTACCTTGGAAAGTACTACTATCGTACACTGTCGAATCTGAATAACTTACTTCATTTTCGTCAAACAGATCAAATAACGGCGGCTGTCCTATATTAGTTTTTTGTTGTGCATATTTCCAATCATTGCCATTATACCAATACATGTATCCGCCATTGGTAACTCCAGATTTAATTAAAACTGTTTCGTTAAGAATTGGATCAGTATCTGGTTCTTCTACTAAATTAATTTGTCTTCTTAATTTATTATAAACTTCAAATTTATGAATTTCACTTCCTGTTTCAAAAATTTCTACAGGAACTGTTAACAACCTATCATTAAATAATTGGAATCGTAAAGTATCAATTACATAGACATAATAGATTTTTCTGTTTATAAGTCCTGTGATACTGTCATTTCCATTGTTTAAATAAACAAGTTGATCGCTTGAAGATAAATTATGCGGAGAACTAACGCTAATAATGTTGTTGTCTACATCAACTTGTGTACTTGCATTAAAGGTAAATTGTCTACCTGGAACAACTACATTTATAAAATTTACTTTAAAAATTTTATCTTTTACTAGTCTATCTGGATCAGCAGTAAACAGAACTCGCATTCCATTAACTAAATCAACGCCGTCTATATTATATCCTAGACTGCCTTCGATAGTTGAAAAGACGTCTTTAGTAAAATTATCTATTAAATCAACAGTGGCTTTTGCTTTGTGTCCAAAATTGAAAAGTTTAATATTATTCTTAAATTCAATAATTGGTCTATTAGCTCTTAACGATTGATCGAACACCGGTATTTGATTTTCTGCTTGAGCAGCAGATTCAATTATATCTTTATGAAACCAACGATTATATCTTGACCATGCATTTCTATCTGCTGAGCCTCTGCTTATAGTAATGTAATCTTTTTTTCCTGCAAAAGAACTTGCTGAACTAAATGGTTCGTTATCGAAGCCAATATCGTCGAATAATAATTCTTTTGAATCTGAGTACGAACTAACTATTTCTAATTCTGATTCAGGTATTAATTTAATTTCTGTTCCTACGCCTTCAACATACCAGTATCCATTAGCATAAATTTCAGGAGTTACTCTTCCTATAAACTTTAATTTCATGCCATTAGACATATCTATACCATTAGTCATAGTATATGTCTTTTTACCTAAAATGTCTTTATCCAAATCTAGGAAAGAATTTTCCTCAACATCTAAAATTTGAAAAACGCCACCAGCATTTACGTCATTTTCACTTACATAAAACAATACATCTGGAGCATTAGCAGGAACTGTAAATGTAATAACTCCATTGGACGTAGCATTATTTGTAACTCCGTTATTGTATCTATTAGTGCTTCCTTGAATTCTCGAAGTTTTTAT